TCTTCTTTCATCCTTTAATGTTGCTACATAAATTGCTGAAGTTCTTTGTGCTTTCTTTGCATTATCAATCCTCTTTTCTACTGCGTCTAATAATTCTTGATTATCTAAGCAATATTCGTCCGTAATTTCTTCATCCACAATCAAGTTAAGCCATTCTTTCTTTCCTGGATAATTAGTTTTCTTATTGATAGTCCAAGGATATCCAGGTGATGTTCTACGTTCAATACCATGAATGTAAGGATCGTTTTCTATTCCCTGAATTGATTGCTCGTGTGTTAATACTCCGATGTAAGGTGGAGCTATAGAATTTCTGAGCGTTCGATTTACATCCGCAACTGCCATATCTAGAATCTTCCGATCAAGTGTCTGCTGAGGTCCGGTGGTCTTTTTGATGCCTTTAATCAGTGGATCATGCTCTTTCGTCTTGAAAAGTAGTGCAGGTTTGGTGGTTGGTTTCCTGAGCACTCCTGCCAGCTTAGTATGTTTCAACTTTGAAGCTGTAGGTTGTTGTGGAGTATCAGGAACAGTACCATGGTGTATGGTATCCCCCAAATCAAGCCAACTTTCAAGATTCGTATAAGCAAGTTCCGACTGAGGTGCTGCAATCTGTGTTTCAAAAGGCATCCTATTTAATGCTTGCTCTAATGATTCACGACACAGAGCCTCAGCATAGCCATAATCCTTTGATCCTGCCGCATGAAATCCGATTAGTTTGCCGTCAGTGAGAGTGGAATGAGTGAATAGAAGTGATCCACAATCACCTGATTTTGTATCAGCCCAATATTTATATCCATTCCTAAGATTATATGAAACTAAATGACTACTATCTTCATAAACTAATTTATCTATAGGTTCTACGCTAGCTAAAATAATTTCTCTAAACATATATTTATCCTTAATCTTCCTAAATCCTACAAATGATGCCAAATCATTATCTAACCTAGAAAATTTTGATCTACTAATAATTTTACTAAGAATGGTGGGACGAGATGGTACATATCTAGGTAGTCCCAAAATAATTAAATCCTGAGCACACTGTTGCCTATATACACGTTCCTGGTGACATTCGTCTAGGTTTATGGTTAACCCCTCTGTCTGCCCAGGATTCATTATACTAAACTTTCCCATTAATTTAATGAAGGGCATGTAATGATAATTAATTAAAAGATTTCTACCTTGAATGAAAAGCCCTTGTCCAAAACTACTTCCAATTTTAAGATGAACTACATTTTTAAACATTATGGAAAAGAATTGCTGTGAAGCAGCGTCTATAGAAGCAGGATTATCATTTACGCTAAAATCTATTCCCGCT